CGCGTGGGGCAATGAAAACAGTCCTGACCAATATACGGACAGTGTACGGGCTGAATACGATGTAATGAACAACATCATCGGATACAAGAAACTCAATCCTGAGAATGTAATCTTTGCCTTGCCTCGATACGAGTGGACTGCGAATACCGTATACGACTCGTATGACGATAATGTGAATTTGTTTGACGAGACTGATCCCGCTATTTTTTATGTGGTCACAGACGAAAACAACATCTACAAGTGCTTAAACAACGGCGGTAGTACTAACGCTTCCACTATTAAGCCAACCCTGACGATCAGCACTCCGTTTGGTTCTGCTGACGGTTACACATGGCAGTATCTTGCCACCGTGAAAGAAGGCAATCTTCCGTATGAACTCACGGGCTATGTTCCCATTGAATTTTCAACTTTAAGCAGCGATCCCGAAACACAGAATCAGTACAACGCACAGGTACAGGCTGTGCCTTCGTCTATTACTAGAATGGTGGTGACGAATTCATCGGGTGCTGCTTTGGGCGTGTATCCGTATGCCGTTTCAACAGCAAACTACTCGGGATTTGTATTGAAGGTGGCACGAGTAGATTCGGTTTCTGGTGATTCCCGTTCCAAGGTGGTTGTGATTACTGATACTGTTTCTAAAGGTAGACTTGCAGACTCTTCGCTGTATTCCAATTATGTGGGATACGCCATGCGGGTGGACAGCAACACCACGGTGGATCGTACACAGATTAACAACTACGGAATCATCACAGCAGTACAGACTAATGGAAACGAAGTACGATTCACGGTAACAAGCGACACCATAGACTTTGCACTTACCGCCGCTGGTACAAGTGGATTTGCTTCGGTTGAGATTCTACCGTACATCAAGATTACGGGAAATGGAACCGGAGCGTATGCTTTCCCTGTGATGACTACGGGCAACTCTATTTCTGGCGTTTTGATGGGAAACGGCGGAAGAGACTACTCCAATGTATCGGCGCAGGTTTTGAGTGCCAAAACCGTGGGCACAGATCACCCCACCATTCGTGCGATCATTTCTCCCAAGGGCGGTCACGGCAGCAATATTTTGAAAGAACTCAATGTCAAAGATGTGCTGATTATTGTAGAGATTAGTGAAGACGATGCAGAAAATATTATTGGCGGTGGCTCGTATCGGCAATTCGGAATCATAAAGAATCCGCTTCTTGGGGACGGTTCTGGCATGATCGCGGGATCAAATGATTTGTATTACCGAGATGTTTCTATTATTGGTGATAGATCAATCAGCACAGCAATATTTGACGGTAATGCTGCAAATGTGCTGATTGGAACCGAATCATATTCTTCCGCAAAAGTGATGAGTATTAAATCGGGGGGCGGCAGCAGTTTAGTAACCCTGAAAACTCAAAACTCTGCTGGAAAGTTTGTAACCAAGCAGGATCGGGTGAATGATTACATCATTTCTCTTGGTTCGCGGTCTAGTACAAGTTTCCAATCTCCCGAAAAGGTAACACAGACGGTTCCGGCAGGAACTGTGTTTGGTTCATCAGGCGTTTCGTTTGGATATAGTTTCACCGTTACAGGAAATGTGCTTGATGTGAGTGGTGCCACTCTTACAGTGCGACTCACATCAGACGCAAATTTTGTCACCGGTATTTCCATGACTGGCGTAGTATCAGGAGCAACCGGCACAGTTTCTGTTGTTACACCAAGAAACGGCGAGTATGTGTGGGTAAGCACAACCACTAACACAGGACAAGCCCTCATAGCAGACAATGGGGCGGGTGTGCAAAAGCAGTACAAAATTTATGAAGTAGGAAGCCCATATTTTGATTTGAATGCTGCCCCCTCGTATTCGGGACTCCATGCATTGGAACTGTCTACCAGTGTTTCTCCACAGACAGGAGCGATGGACACCACCAGTGCAGCATTCACCCAAAACTCGTTCTCTAGTGGTGATACCGTGACTCAAGGCTCCACTGCTTCGTATTCTCAATACGCCAGTGGCAAGGTGTACTACTGGAACTTTATTAACAGCGCACGGGGAACACTGTATCTCACCGATGTTGTGGGATCTTTTAACAGCGTTGCGGTTAACGGCATCACAGGTTCTACCCTTGGTGCTTTCATTGTCGCGGATGTCACGCTGCCAGAGATTGATCGCACCTCCGGAGAGGTGTTATACATAGACAATGTACGCCCCATACAAAGAAATATGGGTCAAAAAGAAGAATTCCGACTCCGACTTGGTTTTTAAGAGGGACACATGGCATACGACCCAAGCATTTTCAACATCAACCCATATTATGATGATTTTTCTGCTGACAAGGGGTTTTTGCGTGTCCTATTCAAGCCAGGCTATGCGGTACAGGCTCGTGAACTAACACAGATTCAGACCATTCTGCAAGATCAGTTTTCTACAGTGGGAAACTATCTGTTCAAGGATGGTTCTCGCATTGTGGGCGGTGGAATGAGTGTTCGTAATTCCTCGTACATCATGGTGAATGTGGAAAGCGGAAGCGCACTTGACACTCTTACTGCTGACCAGTATTCAAACTTGGTTGGGGGAATTCTGTCGTATACGGACTCGGTGTATACCGTTCAAGCCAAGATTGTCCATTATCTGGCTCCCGAAGAAGACGGAAACCTGATTCTTGTGGTAGACTTTATTTCTGGAGATTCTTTCCCGTACACTGTTTGCACTTTCACCAAAGAAGATGTCGTATATTCATTGACTCTGGTGTCGTCCACCACTGCGGGATACACAACATCAGGAGACTGCAAACTAATCACGGTTTCTGATGGGCTTTTTTATGTTGACGGATTTTTTGTTCGTACCCCCACACAGCAGTTTGCTCCGTATCGGGTTCTTCAGGCGGGAAATGCCACATCGTATCGTGACTTGAATTTCACGGCATTTGCGAATCTATCCAAGAAGATTGGATTCACGGTGAACCGCGATTTTGTAATAGAGCGGCAAGACTCCACGCTGCGAGATCCTGCCATTGGTTCGTACAACTACAACGCACCGGGTGCAGATCGCTACAGCATTGGTCTTGTGCTTGCACAGTCTGACTTGACTGAAACGCCGAATGATTTTGTGGAACTGCTGCGTTTTGAGAGCGGCAAGATCACTAAGAAAATTGATCGTATCACATACGGTGAAATCCAAAAAGCACTGGCTCTGCGAACCTACGATGAATCGGGTTCATATACCGTTCGTCCGTTTGATCTTACTGTGAAGCCATACGACACCACCAATCACCTGTTGTCTGTGGGTGAAGGCAAAGCGTATGTGCTTGGTTACGATGTGGAAAATCAGTATCCGCAGGGGCTGACATTACCCAAGGCGCAAACCGCAAGCGACACGGTTTCCACTACATTCCCGTTCAGTACTGGTTTGTATATGGGTGTGTGTATGGGTAACACTGCGTCATCCGGAACCACATTTGCTGTAAATTTGCCTACCATCAGTTCAGGCTCTGCGTATGTTGACATCCGAAACGCTGCAAACATAACTGTTGCTACTGGACTGGTTCACGGAGCATTCCCAACTAATCTTGAACGCACAGGATCCGCTGCTGGAAAAACGGGATATTACTACCGACTGTATCTGTACGGGGTAAGCGGTTCTGTTGTAAGCGGAAGAACGGGATTCATCTATCAGCACGGAACTCCTGTGGGAAGAACCCTGTGGGGCACATTCACTCCACAGGTAAGCACCGGATTCACACTAGCGGGAACCGATGACTCTTCTCTGCTGTACGAACTCAAGCCTGGCTATGCGATCAAGGATGTGTCAACACTCGCGGTTCGCGGTAGAATTGTTGGCACTTATATAGATCCAACAAATCCAAACACTACCACAACCACATACACCATCAAAAAGGACAATTTTGCTTCAACAATTGGTTCAAGTAATACTGGTATGTTTTTGTTTGAGAACTACGGATCCACTCCAAATTCTTCTGCTGAAATTTCCAAGATAGCGTTCACCAATGCGGACAACATTGCGTTTGCTCCTGCCCCCTCAAATAGTGTTGTGTCAACAAATGCAAACGGAGAAATTGTGTTGACCGTGACCGGTGCGCCAGCAGGATTCACCGCACAGGCTGTTCGTCCTATTGTGCCGATTGTGTATTCTCCCACGATTTCTAGCACTTCAACCTACAGAACAAAGACATCTACCCCAACATCAGCCGCTATAAGCACTGGTGTTTATTCCACAGACGGCAATGGTCGTAAGTACTTTACACTACCCAATATTGATGTTTACTCAATCTCGGGAGTAAGTTACTCAGCCAGTCCGTTTACTGATGTTACCTCTCACTTTGAACTGGATGATGGTCAGCGTGAAACTCACTACGATAACTCTCGTTTGTATGTGAAAGAAGCATTTGCAGGTGAATCTATTTACACGAGTACAAACATCGGACTAACAGTTAGGTATTCGTACTTTGCTCACGGTGGGTTGGCTGCTGCTCCATTCATCGGGCGGCATTCGTACCTGAATCTGCCGTATGAACAAATTCCCCTGTACACAAGCCCCCGAACAGGAAAGACTGTATCACTTGCAAACTGTTTGGACTTCCGCCGCAGCGGACTGACCTCTTCCACGGAAATGATCAAGCCGTATGGTGTTTACGAAGGTTTGGCAAATACTGCTGTAACATACAACCACTATCTGCCACGCACAGACAAACTGTGTGTGAAAGCCGATCCCGAAGACGGTTCAGCACTGTTCTTTATTGTGCAGGGAACACCTGATCTTGCGCCAATGGCTCCACCTGATCCAGCAGATGCTCTTGTGCTTGCCACGCTTACTGTGCCTGCATACACCCACAACGCCACCGATGTCGTGGTTACACCTGTGGACACCAAGCGGTTTACGATGGCAGACATCGGCAAGATTCAGAAGCGCGTGGACGAAGTTGAGGTGTTTGCAAAACTGTCCCTTTCTGAAGCAGAGATTGAAGCACGATCCTTGCGTGGAACCTGTGCTGCGGCAGAGCCACTGAAGACATCCATCTTCTCTGATGAGTTCTACGGACACTCCATTTCGGATGTGACAGATTCGCAGAACTCCTGCTCCATAGACTACGAGCGCGGTGAACTGCGTCCGTTCTTTACCACAGCGAACATTACACTGCCTACAGCCACCACAACCAACACGGTTGTATCTGCTGATGGACTGCTCACCCTTGGATACAGTACGGTTCCGCATATTCAGAACACGCAGTACACTCCACCCACCAAGGTAAAGATCAATCCGTCCAATACCGTGAACTGGCTTGGATTTATGAAACTGTCGCCATCAGTGGATCCGTATTACGATAACGGCTATCGACCCGCAGTAAAAACCAATGCCTTGATGGAAAACGACAACTGGCTGTCTTCCAATGCCAACGATGATCGTGGCTTTGGAACACAATGGAACGAGTGGGAAAGTCTGTGGACAGGAATTGAACAGGTGGAAGAAGAGCAGGACGACATTCAGAAGCGCATGGTGGAACTTCCCCATGTGAGTTCTGTTTCTGCTGTTCCGTCTTTCAACTCAGGCAGCGTTCGGGTTGGTGTGAACCGCAAGGTGGAAAGCATTGACCAAAAGAACAGCAACTACATTACCGCTCGTCAACTCAAGAACCGCATCAAGCACCGTATTGGTTCTCGTGTGGTAGATCGCAGCGTAGTGCCGTACATTCCGCGCAAGACCGTAACAGCAACTGTCAATGGACTCAAGCCCAATGCCACGGGACTGTCTGTGTACTTTGATGGAGAAGTGGTCAAGAGCGGCATCAGCACCGATGCCTACGGATATTGTACCGTGTCTTTTGGAATTTCTGCGGGCAGATTCCTTGCAGGACAGCGCACGGTTCGTATATCCGATAGTGCGGTAACCGCCAACTCCACCATTGCTGCTGAAGCCACCTACTACTGCACAGGTCTGATTGATCAGCGTGTTGCGGGATCGTATTCCACTCGTCCACCGGAACTGCGCCGTCAGACTCCCGCCAGCGAGTCCGTGGCTAAGGATCCGTTCAACCGCGACATTGATTCGGTGGAAAACACCCACTGGAGCGATCCGCTTTCACAGACCTTCTTCGTGGACAAGAAGACTAATTCTGATGGAATATTTGTGAACAGCGTGAATTTGTACTTCTCGGGCAAGGATTCGGCTCTGCCTGTCACGGTACAGATCCGTCCCACGGTTTCTGGATATCCTTCTCCGTCTGTGGTGCTGCCGTTCAGCACCGTGACCAAACTGCCTGCTGCGGTAAACGCAAACGCAACGGCTCCCACGGCAACCGGCTTTACATTCAGCAGCCCTGTGTATCTTGAGCCAGGCGAATACTCGCTGTGCGTGCTTGCAAACAGCGATGACTACGAGTTGTTTGCTGCTGACGCATCAGTAAACTCCACACAGACCTCTGGCTCGGATGCGGGTCGTGCAGGTAATAACCAATTGGTGGGAACACTTTTCACCACTCAAGGTATTGGTCCTGCTGTTGCCAATACAGGCGTTGACCTAATGTTCACGCTGAATCGTTGCCAATTCAGCAGTGCAACGGGAACAGCGGTGTATTCTGCTGTACCGGGTGTCACTGATTCGCAGGTGTTCAAAGTGTACGCACCTGAACTTGTTCCGTCTAGTTGCACGGTGTCCCGTACAATGAATAGCACGGGGTTCAAAAACAACGAGTCTGTATATTTGAATACTCTGTACACCACTGCGCCAGTACTCACATACTCGCTCACGCGAGGCGCAGACACCACGGTTTCCCCTGTGGTGGACACCGCGGCTCTATACGGAACGGGTGTGAAGATGTTCGCTGTCCCCGTCACACCCGTGTCTCGCTATGTTTCGCGGGTGGTTGAACTGGCAGATTCGTCTGCGTCCAACGGATTGGCTGTGTTCCTTGACGCAAATATCCCGTCTTCTTCAACCGTAACAGTGTGGTATCGCGCATCTCTGAACGGAGAAGGTGAAGTATTCAGTAAGGGGTGGACCCCACTCACCCGCAGCAACCCCACATTCACCAGCACATCGGAAATAGATTTCCGTGAAGCAGTATTCCGTGGTACTTTGCCAAGCGGACAATTTTTCAAGTCGTATCAGATCCGCGTGGACTTGACTCCACCCGCTGCAAACTCCACCTACTATCAGACTCCTGCTGTGCGTACCATCCGCACAGTGAGTTTCATACAGTAAGCCATGAGTGACAAACGGTATTTACGAGACAGAAGAACTGGCGCAGTGGTGCTGGCTGATGCGGAAGCAATTGAGGCTTTTCGTCAAAAAAAGACCGTGGCTGAAGACATTGAGTCACTGAAAGCGGAGATAAATAACTTGAAGCAGCAGGTTGCACACCTCCAAGAATCACTGAAAACCCTACAGGCGAGCGAATAACACATGGCAGCAAGCACAGGACCAGCAGAAAATAATACAATCCCCGTACAGACTGTTCAGTTGGGGGATAATTTCAATCTGTGGTTGGATGTCACCAATACCGCAATAAACAAGATCAACAAACTCAAGGTTTACGATTTTGTGGATTCCACCTCCATTTCGGGTACGCTGGCTGCTGGTGGAACTCTGTCGGTTTCGCTTTCTGACAATGTGAACAAGGGCTTGACATTTCAACAGCCTGTGTTGTTCAGCAGTGGTGTGACATTCAATGGTAATGTTACATTCAACTCTGGAATGGTTACGCTGAACGCAAACATTGTAACGATTGACGACTACAACATTGTGCTTGGTGATACTGCTGAGGCTAGTGACGGCAAAATCAATACTGCCGGTGGTGGTGGCATTCTGCTCAATCGCGGAAGCGGTGGTACAGCAGAGTGGCTGTGGCAGACCACACAGGTTCACGGTATCACCGGTGTGTGGCGTGCCAACACCCACATCGGCTTCAGCGGAGCCACAAGCGGTATCTACCCACACAACGGCGGGTCACTGCGTGTTCACGGCAGCGGAGTGCAGATTGACGGCGGCTCCACTTCCGATCACGGAGTGCTGATCAATCTCACAAGTACTGGTCTTGCAGGCACAACCAGTGGTCGTACCATTGAGTTCACCCGATACGCTCCAACCGGTTCCACTGCGTTCATTCAGGTGCTGAACGGCTCCACTTACGGATCGCAGCCCTTTGTGAACATTCCTTCGGGTGCAAACCGAAAGGTGGTCACTCAGTCTAATCACTTATTTGTGTTTGGACAGCCCTTATATTTGAATGGATCTGTATATACTATAGCCAAAGGCGATTCGGCTAACACAGCCGAAGTTGTTGGTTTGGTGTCTCGCGTGATTGACACCAACAACTTTGAAATCACCTTCTTGGGTGAAATTTTTGGTAACTTCTCGTCTATCACCGAAGGCGGTGCTGCTCTTACGCCTGGTTCGGTGTACTATCTTAGCCCGTACTCCGCAGGACGCATCACGCCCACACAGCCGCAAGCAGCAGCACAGGTACACAAAGCGGTACTCATTGCCACAAGTGCAACTTCTGGTATCGTGTATCCGTTCACGGGTGGTGTGCTGAGTTCGCCAGTGAACATAGCCACCGCTAATTCAGTGGGAACCATTTTCACACAATTGAATCAGTTCAAGATTGGTGATTTCGTGCGGTGGGATGGGGCATCCCGAGGTGTCACATATATTGGCACAGATGGTCTTACATACGCATATGTGTACTCTAACGGTGCATATGTGAAAGCCCAAGCCAACAGCGCAGAAGAAGCCGAACTTGCAGGCATGGTGATTTCCACCACTGATGCTGCTGCCATTGGCACATCAGGCGTGAACAGTTCATTCACTCTGCTCATGGACGGATTCTTTTCTGGACTCTCTCTGCCAGCATCATACGGAACTCCACAAAACGGAACCGTGTATTTCCTTGCCAAAGACTGCGTGGGATCCACCCCATATTCGTGTTTGGAAAGTAGCACTCCGTCTATTGCCGTAAACTATCCCACCCAAGCGGGAACAGTTCGCAAGCCCCTGCTGATGTCTACAAGCAGCAGTGCTGGCAACTGGAGTGGATACTTGTTCTCGTATCGTGGTGATGTGACCGATGTGCAAGGCTTGTCGGCTGGTGCCCGATTGGAAGACCTGCTTGTACAGAATCTTGGATCGTGTGGAAGTGCCGCAGACTTGAAATTTGGTGTTAATATTGGAACCAATATTGCAGGTGGGCAGCAAGTCATGCGCTTGCCGTTCCGCCGTCCCGGATCGGTGGACATTGGGTATTCGAGTAATGGACTTAATGGTGCGTCACTGGATGTCAAGGGCGTGATTCGCGGTGGACGCGCCACGGCTACACAAGGTGGTGATATTTTGGTTGGGCGTGCTAGTAGCGATAGCACAGACAGCACATACCCTACAACACTGAATGTTTTCGGTTCTCAATTCAGCAGCGCAAATACTGTGTTGTCATACGGAATGCGTCCGCGCTCGGGTGTGGCAGGTTACGAAAGCACTTGGGCTGAAAGCAGTCCACCCCGTGCTGCACTGGAAGTCGGATATACTGGTTCTTCGTATCCTGGTCTTGCACTGTACACCGTTGCAGCAAACAACAACGCGGTGGGAACTGCGTACACTCCCACCGAACTCCTCACGGTGAACACCAACAGCATGGTGTACAACGGCGGAAATCTAGGAATTGGGACAGTTAGTCCAACAGCAAAACTGCATATTTTCAACGCATTGGACGAATCCATTCGTATGGAAGGATCGTCATCTGTAAACTCTCCGTATATGAGTTTGTATCGTGGTGGGGTGCGAAAGGGGTATATTCAGCACTCTGGCACGGATTTGATATTACGCACAGAAGATGCATCAGGTGCTGTCAAATTACTGAATTCTACTAGTGAGGTTCTGCGTGCAGATTCTACTGGAGTTGTTACTATTCCATCAACTACCTCTTCAACCTCTACGGGAACGGGTGCGCTCACGGTTGGTGGTGGATTGGGTGTTGCGGGTGCGCTGAATGTGGGTGGGGGAATTACTGCGGCTACACTAGATGTGAGTGGTGGTATCAAATTGACCAGTGGTGGATTTAATACAAGCACTTTTGTTAATATAACCGACACAGCATCATCCACTTCTACGGGAACGGGTGCGCTCATAGTGGCGGGCGGTGTGGGTGTGGCTAAAACTATTGTTGCGGCAGGAATCACTTCTACTGCTGGATTGTCTGTGACAGGAACGGTTTCTCTTCCAAGCAATTCAGTTTCTCTTGCATCTGTCGCACAAATCGCTACTGCAACTATTCTCGGAAATTCCACTGGATCCTCCGGAAATGTTACTGCATTGAGCGCAGCCACAGTGAAGACGCTGCTCGGTCTTGGAAATTATGCAAGTTTGCTAAATACGGAAGTTGGAGGTATTGCTATAGTTGCATACACGGTCACCAATGCATCGACAATTACAATCAACTACCAATACCCGGCATCTACATTTGCAGTGAAGACTGGAGCCGGTGATAATAAACTTGGTTCAGTCGCAGGAACATGGAATGGCGTGTACATCGTGAATGAATCAAGTAGCGGTGCATTGGTTGCTGCCACTACTCATGCAGCAAGTTCCGCTGCATTCACGCACACCGCTAGCCCAAGCACTTACAGAGGAATTGCAATCGCATTCAGAACTGCCTAATGCCGTACACACAAGTCATAATTCTATCTCACTAAAGAGACACACACATGGGATCATCACTCTATCTTTCAGGTGGCGTACAGAACACCTCCAAACTGGTCAAGACCTTTGCCACAGCAAACTCGTTTGCCGTGGGTGATGTGGTGCGTTACGATGTTGCGTCCACTTCTTTTGTGAAAGCCCAAGCAGACAGCGCAACCAATTCGGAAGTGGTGGGTGTGGTGTCGGAAGCCAGTGCAAACTCATTCTCTGTGGTGTATTCAGGTGAGATTGACCTTACATCGGTGTCCACTCTGAGCGGCTTCAGCGGTCCTGTGCTGTTCTTGACTAGTTCTGTTGCAGGAGGACTCACTGCCAATCCACCTAGTGCCATTGGTTCGGTTGTAAAACCACTGGTTGTGCGTAATGCTGCCACCAATCAGTATGTGGTCACGAATTTCCTTGGCACACAGATTGGTGGATCATCCACTGTTGCGATTGACGAGATTCAGCCTGTGGGCACAATCATGCCCTTTGCTGGCTCTGCCATTCCTGATTCGTGGTTGGAGTGCAACGGCAACTCGTATGCGGTTGGCACATATCCCAATCTGTACGCCAAACTGCAAAACAGTAGTGGTGATCGTGTGCCTGCATACGGATATGTTGTAGAAATTGGAGTGAACACCACCACATACGCCACTTGGTTCTCATCAGTTGCCGTTGGAGACACCATTCTATACGATCCCACGGCGAGTCTTATATCAACAGGGACAGCAACCACTTATGCTCTGATTGGACGGGTGCTTGCAAAAGGCACTGCATCCGTAACGGTTCAGATTTTTGCAAAATATGTGCAGGACACAGGAGTAAAAAACTCTAGGTTTGAATATCCGAATGTGATTCCGTCCACGGTGGGTTGGGTTGCAGCATTCCTTCCTGTTACTAATAGCACCATTTACGATAATCTGAACAATACACAACGAAGATCAAACGGTCCACAGCCTGTTGCTGCTGTCAGCACGGTGGCTGTTACCCATTTCAACACCCCCGATTTGCGTGGGCGATTTGCTATTGGAACAAACACCACCAATCGTGATGAACTGGAATCAGATGGAAACAACTACTCTGCCATAGCAGGGCTGTATCCGCTTGGTTCACAGGGTGGTCAAGAAGTCACTCCTGCTGGTACTGGTGTTGCACAAGGCACTTATGCTTATGTGACTCCTGGTACAAACGGATTGGTTGCCAATATGCCGCCCTACACCGTGGTGCGGTACATCATCAAGGCTACGCCGTACACACGCGCTGCGCTTATTGACGGGCTTGACCTGCCGTACTCAAACCTGCTTGTGGGCGATCTGCGTGACGGCGCACTGCGTCCGGGTGGCAGCGGCGAAGACTTGGTGTTCAAGACAAACAACGGAGTGGGCGGCACCGAGCGGATGCGGTTGAGTAATGCAGGACGATTGGGTATTGGAACCACCACTCCCCTCGCTATAGTAGATGTGACTACATCTAGTAATACATGGGCATTTACTTACGGCACTTCGTCTGCCCACAGTTATATTGGAACAGATACATCCAACAACAGCGTTCTGAATGCGTGGAGCGGTCATGTGCTTCAATGTGGCGGAACTGAAAAACTTTGTCTGTCTGCTGCGGGTGACTTGGGAATCGGTACTGCATCGCCTGGTTATACACTAGACCTCACCACAAACGGAACTGCTCGGCTTGGGTCTGTGGTGATCGCGGCTGCGTCTACTACCATCAATTCCACAAACACTATAATCGGTGGAAATCTAGGTATCAACACCACCAATCCATCAGCAAAACTGCAAATATCATCCGCCGCCGCAGCGCGCTCGTATTCAACCTCTGTATTGAACATTTCTTCAATCCACCTTGACGGAAGTTTAGCAAATACAACCAATTCAGCACTAACCTTTTCTTCGGGTGGTGGAGGTGGTGCGGCACTCAATTTCCGGCGTGATGGTGCTTACGGAACATTTATTGATTTTTATACCAATAGCGCAAGCACAGTAAATGCCGCAACAAACAGAATGACTATTGATAGGGATGGTAAGGTTGGTATTGGAGATCCTGCTCCCACCTATACGCTTGATGTGAGTGGCGGCGGCACCGATATGTTGCGTTTGAAATCAACACAAACAAATTCGTTGATTCGCTTCCAAGACACAGGAACCGCAGTTACCCCTCAAATTGGTTCTGCCGGAAACGATCTGCTGCTACGCACAAACGGCACGGATCGTGTGCGTATCACACAGGCGGGTGTGGGTGTTTCTACTGTTTGGATTCCCACTGTTTTTAATTTTAATTGGAGCAGAAAGGCTGGTACTTCAAATAGTACTACTCAAGGATACGAACCCATCAGTAATCCAGTCACGATGCCAGGAAATGCAACTGAAACATATACCATTATTGTAATATTCCCCTCATACAATTACGATCCTGGTGACGGCGTGTTTGCAAGAACATACACTGGTATTCCAGGTGGTGCTGTTCTGAAATTTGCAAATGATGAAGCAGCCTTACAGTTCGTAAATGAAATTCCACAGGCAGGTCTATTCAATGGTACTGGAGGATGGCGTGGTACCGGACATATACAGGCGTACAGAACCGCCTGATAAACGCTAAATAGGTAGTAAAAGCACACCACAGGAATCACCATGCCATACTCATCACTGCCATCTATAACCAACAATCCGCTTCTTGATTTAAAGATCATTGCGCCGGGCGCGAGCCTTACCATCTATGTGGCTCCCAACGGCAGCGATTCCAACACTGGACTGGCTGCCAATGTGCCTGTGTTTTCGCTGAATAAGGCGTGGAGCCTTGCACAGAACTACAACATCACCGGCAATGGGCAACTGTACATCACCTTTGCGGGTGGAACCTATGCGTACTCGGATGCTGAAATTCCCGACAACCTGTACCACCCACAAGGCGGCAACATTATTATTCAAGGCGATCCCGCAGCGGTAAAGCAGCGGTATTTGCACCGTGTGCAGAACTACTCATGGGACATTTCTCGTATTTCGTATCACGGGCACACCGGCACAGTTAATCTCACTAATTGCATTGCAGGGCACACCCACGGATATGTTGCCGCTGACACCAACGGATGGGTGGCTATCAGCAATCCGTCATTGAGTTCGTCCGGCAATCCAAATGCCACATATAGTGATCCCACAACTGGTGTGTTTTACAATGGATTGGATCGGCGTTCCACTCGCAGTGGTATTTACGGTGATATGTTCTTTAATCACGGATACTCCTATGAACACGCCAATGGAATTTACGGGCTTGCACAGATTGCAGACGCAACCACATCAACCACTGATTTGCGGCTCATCTTCAAGAATACCAACACCGATCCACGAATTCCTGCGTTCTCCCCACACACCAAAGGTGCTGTCAGCAATGGCATTGGAAACACCATTCCGTGGCACGGCGTAGCCAGCAACTATCCCGAAAATCAGTACAGCAAGCCCAACGGATATTACGGACAACAAGGCACGGTTAGTACCTACCCAACCAGGACTGCGGGTGACTCTCAAATCACCGATCAGCCGCACTTGGTGACAAGTTTTCCTGTGGTCATACAGAGAACTGCTACAAGTACGAAACCACTGTTCAATATCTCTGGTGGAACGATTAAAGCCATTCGCAATTTCATGCTTGTAGCAAATGATTTTACTGTGCCTAATGCTAACGCAAACAAAACCAAAGCACTGAATGCACTGTATCCCACGGAAGAATTTTCTCCGCAAGTAAATGCGTCTTTTTGGGGTACTGCATTGCTTCGCGCTGAAAACGCCACCGTGGGCATTCGTCACTTGGGTGTGTATCACGCAGAGTTTGCAATATGTGCAGTTAATTCCACAATTACCACTTACGCAAATATTTCTAGTGAAAACTCATACACCACATTCACTGGAGTACATACTTCTGGTGCGTACAGCATTTTCGCCAAACTAGGTGATCCTGATAATACTCCAGTACTCACAGCAGTTAATGTGGAAACTGGAATATATGCACGCTCGTCAACAGTACAGATTGGATACGAGGTTGACCGTTTGCTTCCGTTTTCAGCGTTCTATCACACAGAACAAGGCTGCTTCATACAGTACGGAAGACAAGCAATTGTGGCAACCGACAATTCTAATATCACAGTACGCAGTGCAGTGATAAATTCGAACCGTGCCCTGCCCCGTTTTCAGTTTGTGTTGCGGATTCCTGTGTTTGCGGGTTCTTCTGCATCAAGCGGAAACACTTACTCGTTCATGTATCCACCGTCTTGGGGTGGAATCGAAAACACAACAAACTCCAATCAAGCATTCCAAAACGGCTACACAGCAGCCGCAGTGTTCATGCGAACAGGTGCTGCCACTGGATACACACTTGGATACATAACCAACATTGCAGGCGGTGGAACTGCGGCTTATAGTTCAGGGCAGTACACATCCACGCACTCGGTAGCCGGAACTCCAGTTCCCGCTTACTATCAGAATCTGAATGTGTACGGATACCGTGTTGGTGATATTAATGGATTGAGTTTTTCGCTGCAAGACGATTTCAACAGTATTAGCACGGGCACCGGATACACACTTGAATTCATCGCGTTCAGCGACAATGAAACCACTCTATCTGGCGGAAAGTTTGAAATTGGAAAGACCGCATTCAAGACCACTGCCGCAGGTGGGCAATCAATTACTGGCGTAACCACAGCAGGAACAGGACTGCCGTATCCCATAGCCGGTTATCGTAGTTACCGTTGGCACACGGGAACGGACAGTTTTGATACATCAGTGGGCGTGTATCGCAACTCTACTTTGAGTGTTCGCAAAAATTTGATTTTTACTGCTGCCGACAATCGTGCAGTGTACTTGGCAGACAGTTCCAAACTGCTTGCGTCTTTGGGGCACAATGAGAAATTAAATGGTGGTGATATACAAAATTCTGAATTCGATGAAATGGGCGCACTTCTTATCAATGGCGCAGCAAATCACGCAGTTATGGTTCGAAACGGTTCATACGCTGGTTTGGGATCGGTGTACGCCAAGGCGTTCAAGCCTTGTGTAGACACAGTAGTAGGAACTATTCAGCAAACCTGTGTTGCTGCTGATGTAAATTCTGTGGTTGAATTCCCCAGTGTAAGCACAGGAGCAAATAATTTCCACGCAGCGGTTGTTTGTGTGTTTGAGCCGTATGGAACTCCCGCGTGGACTACTATTCAGAGTGGGCTTGGTGTTGGTACGGTTGAGCCTGCGATAGTTCTACTTGCATCTAAAGCATCCAGTGTATTCGTCCAACCCGAAACAGTTAATATCGTGTCTGCATTTGATGGTTTTGGAACAGCGGAACAGACCCGTCCGGCAGTCACAGCCACCAATGGTATTAGTCCAAATTTGTCTTTCTATTCTATTAATTCGGGATCACGACTTGGAATAATTCCAGCAGGAATCACCACGGACAGCAGTATTGCAGCCACTCAACTTGCCCATATATTCAGTGCTGGCGGCACACCAACACAAAACATTATGTCTCGCGCACCCGGATTCAAATACAATTTGCCAACTACTAGTCAGTACTACCGTTGGTGGCAGAATACCGGATCACAACCAACCGTGGGTGGTGGAAGAACTGCTGGTATTTGGTCTACATCAGGAGAAGCAGTTCGTAAAGTTGGATGGATTATGCCTGCGGTGTTTGATTGGAAATCAGATTCTCCCCTTGCGTCATGTGGAGCGGGAAATGCCGCCGGTACTATTGGATTGACCTACGCAGGCAGTGTTACAACCGGTTCTAGTGTTACCACAGCAAACGGCGCATCAGATCCAAGTGGAGCGGTGGCAAACGGGAAGAAGAGTTCTATTTTCTACAACACAAATAGTTAATCTGACTTGCGGAAACAAACATGGCAAAAAATCTGATCCTAGTAAATAAAACAACCGGCGAAGTAACTCAAACAATTGTTGGGTTTAATGATCGCACTTACGAACCTGCTGTGTATTCACAGTATGTTCCGTATGTGCTAGACTCGTCTATTCCGGTGGTTTCTGTTTCAGAAGTTTTTAAATATGGTGCTGGTGGTGCGGGAGACACCTATTTTGCGTCCATAACACTTCCACCCACCACAGAACAAAAACTAACAGGGCTGATGTTTGGTCAGTTCAATCGTGGAGAACTCCTGTTTCAGTCCACCCTGCACCCAACGGTGGTGAACAATCTTGTACTGAGCGGGGCTACGGCTACGGCATACAACCCCACCGTTGTCACCAACATAGGCGTGACAAGCGGAACCATCGTGGGACAGAAGTGCGCGCAGTTCAAGGGATCGTACTTGGACACCGACACACAGGCTGCGTGTCTTCGCATTCCTGACTACACCTATCCTGGCTCTTCGCTGCCGTACTTCATGGCATCGGGATTCCTGTACTTTTCGTCCACTCCGTCAGGCGCATACGATCCCATCGTGCTTGCCAAGACCACCAGCGGAACCGCAGGTACGGTAAACGACTCTTTCCAATTGGAGTACGACAACAGCGCAACACGAATGCTGCTCATGGTGTCGTCCAACTCGTATTCTTCAGCCGGATTTGAGTACACGGTGAATGCGTCCCCCGCAGGTGTATCACTGAATCAGTGGCACCACTTTGCGTTTGCGTACAGCAACCAAGGCAACTCTGCGTGTGTTTCCACATATTGGAACGGCACTCGCATTGCAAAACAAACAGGACTTTCAGGCAACATCCGATTCAACGCTGCACCGTTCTCCATTGGTGGTGGTCCGCACGGCAACAAGCCGCTCAAGGGGTACTTGGACGATATTGTTGTGAGCGGCGGCACTTCATCCACGGCTCTTCGCGGTATTGCACACGGAACCACTTGCACAGTTCCAACTACTAGTCAGTCATCGGGTGCGTACACCATTTGGCACACCACCTTACACGGACCAGAGGGAGAATCCATATTCCCTGTGAGCGGACCGTCCAAGGTGATTTCTACTCATATGTACACCAATACTGATCCCGATGTTAAGACGAGCAACCTGTATGTGGGCACAATTGATGCCATGCAGGATTCTGTACACGGGCTTCCGCTGTTCTCGGGAATTTCCACGGGGCATATTGCGTATGTTGCAGGTGGGTCTGCTGGATATGTGTTTGGATACGACAGCGGCGCGTGCTTGATTCCCACATCGGTGGTGCAGTTGAAGAACTTTGCTGAAG